GTGAAATCAGTTCCAGGCTGACGTCGACAGCACCGGCGAACCATTCCATGGCGTAGGTGGCCTGGGTGACAGTCAGTTCCCGGCTGGCAGCTTCGGTCTTCTCACCGGTCCTTTTGGTGACCTGGGTGGACTGGGTGCGCCTGGGGAAGACCAGGCCATATCCAGAATCGGGGAAGCCGACGGTCCCGGCTGCAGCGAAGAATGGCCGGCGTGAATCCAGGATCCCCAAGAGCTCAGGCACAAAGGTGTTGTAAAGCAGGCCTTCGGCGTTCCCGGTCCCGGTCCCGATGACGTCGGCCAGCGCCCGGTTCTCAGCCGGCCGGTCGGCCACCATCCGAAGCAGCTGGCCGTAGGCAGCGTTCAGGGTGATTTCTGGTTCAGGTGGTTCGGCCAGCGCCAGGGCGCCGATCTGGTTCCTGACTTCTCTGAAGCCGGCTTCCATCCTGGTTTCCAGGCTGGCCAGCTCCGGGATCGACACTTCCAGTTCCTCAGTCACTTCTTCGATGACTTCGATGGTGTCGTCCATAGGTGGGTGCTCCTCTCGAACGGCCAGGACGCCGGCGCCGGCGTAGGCAGGGAATGTGACCAGGCTGGTTTCACGCAGCCGGGCGCGGGTGTGGACGCGGACGCCGCGTCGGTTCTCGTAGACGTCAGGTTCAAAACCGACCGACAGGCCCCGGGTGATCCCGTCCCGGGTCAGGGACAGCGCTTCCCGGGCGCGTTCAGTGTCGGCCAGACGGAAGGTTCCCCAGGCGCCATCGTCCCGGTCTTCCAGGCTGACCATCCGACCCACCGGCTGGGCCGGGTCGTGCTGCCACAGCATCACCACATCGGTCGGTTCGATGTCAGCGAAGACGCCCCTGGCGAAGGCTTCAGGTTCACCGTTGACGGTGACTGCTTCCCCGTAAGGGACGATCCGGCCTTCCAGGGTCCGGCCATCCCCGTCGTCTTCGGACCGGACCTGAAGGCCGGCGACGTCAAGGTATTGCACTGGTCATCTCCTCGGCTGTGAAACCGGCTTCGCGTAGTGCGCCCGGGACGTCCAGGCCGGCTTCGGTCAGGGTCTTCAGGGTGTTGGCCCGGGTCTGCAGGTCCTCCCGGAATAGCGGCCGGGTGTCAAAGGTGATGGCTGGCTGACCGGGAAGCGACACCCAGGCTTGTTCCAGAATCGTCAGGTACGGGTTGAGGCACCATTCCACGAAGTCGGCGCCGATGGCCGCCAGATTCCGATATGTGATCGAAGAGGCGCCACCCTGGGTGGCCACTTCCAGCATGTCGGACGGGATATGGAAGATCCGGGCCACTTCCTGAGCGTTGGACGCCCGGGTGGCCAGCCATTCAATGTCAGCCGGTGACAGTTCCACCGGCGTGTACTTCATGCCACCGGACAGGATGGCGGTCGACCGGACACCGGCCCGGGCCTGGTTCCACTGGCCACGCAGTTCATCGGCTTCCGGTTTGGTCAGTGGTGTCGGGACTTCGATGACGCCGGATGGGACACCGGACGCGCCGAAAAGGGATGATCCCCATGATTCTGAGGATGCGGCGCCATCCCAGGTCAGTCGGGCCGCATCGATGGGTGACAGGCCCAGCAGCTGGCCGGACCTGGGGTGGAAGCGAAGGTGACGGATCCGGGACGTGGGGACAGCCCGTCCCTGGTAGGTGTAGGTCCGGATCCGACGGCCGAAGGTGTCATCCCAGTCCACGCCGACGTCGGACGGGTCCAGGACCTGAAGCGAATCGACGCCACGGTCGGTCAAGGTCAGCAGCCAGAAGCAGTCACCGTGGAAGGCCAGGGACCAGGCCGATTCGAAGAGGAAGTCGAATCGGGTGTCGAAGGGATCGGGCTGACGGGACAACGGTGTCGACGTGAAAGTGTCCAGCCGGCCGATGGAAGAGGCGATCAGGTCAGTGGCGGCGTAGATGGCCGGGACAGCTTCAGGGTGTAGGCCACCGTGGACCTGATGCCAGACGACAGCGTCCAGCTGCCATTCCAGTGGGTACGCGCTTGGGTCGGTGTCGGTGTGACGGGATTCGATGGGTGCAGGATCCGCAAAGAACCAGTCATGGACCCTTCCCATATTCTGGAAAGCTACGCGCCGGGCCGGATGGTGTCTAGTCCCTAATTTCAGGCGTGGAATTCCACCGGTGTAATTGAGCTCGAGACCGGCCCGGGACAGCTGATTCGCTGGACTCTGGGTCCAGACCCGGGAAAGCAGGCCGTTAGATCGGCGCTGGCAACAGGGTGTTTGTCAGTGGATGGCGTAGATGGGTGTGGGACGGTCTGCCAGGTAGACAGCCCGGGCTGTGGCAGTCACAGCCGGGATCGGTTCAGATCCCCGGGTGATCCACCATCGGCCTTCGGTGGATTCGCGTCGGCCGGCGTGGGCCAGCTGGGCGCCGACAGCAGCCCGGCCGGGATGCGCCAGCCGGCCGGTGGCGGTCAGGTCGTAAAGGGTCTGACAGGCTGTCACCCAGGCCCGGCCGGTCACTGGTGTCATCGGGATGCCACGCGCGGTCAGGGTGGCCGCCAGCTGGTCGGTGGTCCAGGGGTCGAAGCCGACGACGGTGGGATTCAGATCTGCCACCAGATCGGCCACAGTGGCTTCCAGACGGTCCAGATTGCCGGTCTGGTACATGACCAGGTCGGTGCCGATGCGGCCGTCAGCCAGGCGCCAGGCGGCCACAGCTGCGGCTGTGGCGCGGTCAGGGTCGATGTCGATGTCCAAGACGATCCGGTCGGGTGGTGGTGGAAGGTCGGTGTCGGTGGCTGCTTCCCACAGTTGGGCCGGGATGGCCCGGGTGGTGGCCACGTCCACCCAGCGACAGAGGACTTCGGTCTGGAAGGCTTCGGGTGTCAGCGTGGACTGAAGGTGGATGATCCGGTCGACGTCGATCAGCGATCCCAGCGACGGGTTGGCCTGGGACCAGGCTTCAGGGTCGGTGTCGGCCAGGGTCGGGTCGGCTGACCATTCCAGCCAGGCCAGCGTCGGGTCGGCGGCCAGGCCACGGTCCCTGAGATTGTTGAGGACGACACTGTCAGGATCCCCGGCGTTGGACAGCCACCAGGCCTGAGGATTCCCCGACGTGTTCAGGGTGGGAAGGATGGCGGCCATAAACGACGTGTCGTGATATTCCCGGACCTCGTCCAAGACCACCAGGTCGGACCGGAAGCCGCGTGGCGCCTGAGGACGCGGCGCCAGGATCCGATAGACACCACCGTTAGCCAGCCGGACCGACTCTTGGCCATTGGCCCGGCGTGGCTTGTTGGCCAGCCGGCCGGGAAAGAAAGTTTCCAGGGTTTCAGCGATTTCCAGGAAACTTTCTCGGGGAAGGTCCCGGTTTTGGGCGCTGTGCAGGATCCGTTCACCCCACAGCAGAAGGCCGGTCAGGATCCTGATGTTGGCCAGGCCACCGGTCTTCCCGTTCTGACGCGCCACAGCGATCCCGACGTCGGGGAAGGCCCACCGGCCGTCGGGTCCGACTTCCAGGCCGACGTCGAAGGCGTAGGACTGCCAGGGCAGTAGTGGCCGGCCGATGACTTCGGCCACAGCAGCTGCATGACGGCCGAAGGATGGCCGGTCACTGCGTTTCGTTCCCAGGCGCGGCCGGGACCAGTTCAAAGATTCGGCCAAAGGCGTCGTCAATCGCGGCATCCCAAAGACCCATCCGGTGGCGTTGGGCTGGTGTGAATCCCAGTTCCTTGATGATTTGTAGCGCCCGGCCAGACAATTCGGCGTAGTCCCGGGCGTTCACCACCACCATCCCGTCGAAGGTGGCCTGTTTCCTGGCATGGTCCAGGACCAGCATCAGGTCCCGGCCCAGTGCCACAGCCGGCCGGTCGGTGTCGGCCAGCCAGTCGGCCCGGTCGACAGCAAAGGCCATCGCTGATTCCAGATAGCCAGGCTGTGGCCGACGGATCCTGGTCATTCTTCTTCAGGCACGTTCCAGGGTGGAAGGATGGCGGCGGCGGGGACCGCGGGCGGTCATCGGTCTTCCTCTAGGGCGGCGAGAACATGTTTGGCCCACTTCCAATAGCCACAATCCCAGCGGCAGTAGGTGGCATCCTCAGCCCGTACCAGTGCAGATTTGCGGTCACAGTTGGGGCAGCGCCGCCTTTCGGCGCTCCGCTGCATAGCTGAGCTGAACGTTGATCCCTTGCGATGGTTGTAGTTGGTGCTTCGCATAGTTCTAAGAGTCATTAGGTAGACGATTTGAAACAGCCGAGTTTTCTTTTTCTAGAGCGGCGAGGAACTCGCTCACCTTGACGCTGCACCACCCGTAGGCGTGCGATCCCACTCGCAGCACCTTGTCGGGGTCTAAGACGACCTCTCGGTAGCCCAGACACCAGCGGTCTTCGACGGCGTGATATGCGGGAGGCGTCAGGCCATCCACGCAAGCCTTCTGGTCGCAGGGTTGGCGGTAGACCAGCTCGCTCATCTAGTCACCCCGCGGCCTAACGGTCCCGGGTCATTCAGGTCCAGGGTCGATGCTTCCCGTTTCTTGTAATTCGCTTCCGTCGACGGGGTGGGAAGGGTGTGGGGAGAGAGAGGACACGGCGTCGGGGTGTCCGGTGCTTCCAGATCCAAAAAAAACCGTCGGGATCCTTTGGCGCTGTTGCAGTCTGAGCAGGCGGCCACCAGATTCGATGGATGGTCGGCCTGTCCCGGCCGGGCCTGGTTCCTTGGGATGATGTGGTCGACGGTGTTGGCTGGCTGGCCGCAGTAGCCACAGGTCCACCGGTCCCGTTGCAGGATCAGCAGACGCAGACGCCGCCACTTCCTGGTCGACCCGGTCCGGCGTAGTGCTGAGCTCATGGCAGTCGGCCGGCCCAGATCCGGGCTGTCTCGGACAGGTACATGATGAAGTGTTCCAGGCACAGCCAGACCGGTGGCAGGCCGACACCGACCAAGGCGTCATCCCCGCAGGCGCAGTATCGGGTGGTGGTCATCGTCGGCTGTGTCGATACAGGCCCCAGGCCAGGATGATGATGGCCAGGCTCTGGATGACGTCGGTGAGGGTCTGTGGATCCATGGTTCATGGGATCTTTCTGTCAGGTGGCCGACCCGGACCGGGTGTCGGTTTCTGGTTGTCGCTGCCAGCCCGATCCACTTCCCCATGGTCCGGGTCGACCAGGTGCAGGCGCCGGCGTTCAGCTTCGACCTGTTGGCTGCGCCAGCGTCCGGTGGTCGGGTCGACGTCGGGCTGGTCTACTTCGATGTCCCAGTCTTCTGGACGTCGGGATCCCAAGGCCACCAGGATCATCATCAGGATCCCGATGGCGGCCACGATGAAGGCGCCGATGATGACCAGGTCTGCCATCAGACTTCTGCACCCCATGGGTGGATCCCGAACAGCGCCGGGTCGGTGGGCCATTCCAGTCTGATGGAATGCGATCCTGTGTGGCCGACCGGTTTCTGGCATCGGAACCGGATCGGCAGGATTTCAGGTTCGATGTGGTCGACGTCCAAGGGTGGGCTGATGGCGTCACAGATCAGTCTGATGGGATCCAATGTCAGCCCCGCAGGATTTCGGTGATTTCGTCTATGTCGTTGGGCCGCCACAGGTACACCTCGGCTTTGGTGTCCCGAAGCCGGGTCAGCCAGTCGGCTTGGCTGTCGCGTACCTTCCCGTTCACCGACTTCAGTTCAGCGAAGATCAGACGCGGTCCGCGGACCAGGACTAGGTCGGGGAAGCCTGACGCCGACCGTCGGCTGTCTCGGGTGTGATAGGTCAGCCATCCGAACATGGTGGACAGCCGGATGACGTGCGCCTGGAATTCTTCTTCGGTGACCGAAGCGAAGAGGACGGCCGGTCGGGTCATAGCGTCATCTCGATCTGGTCGGCTTCGGCTGTGCTGCAGTAGACACAGGTCAGCATCCGGACACCGTCGGTCTTCTCGATCGACAAAGGCCGGTCACATTTTCCACAACGTCGAATCGGGCCGGTCCCTTCGCGGTTCCACGGTTCTACGGTTACTGAGTCACCGTGACCCTCGGTTTGACTCACGGTTTGACTCACGGTCCGGGTGTCATCGTGACCCATGGTCCGGGTGTCGGGCTGCGTCCCGGTCCGGGTGTCAGTCTGACCCATGGAAGGTCCGGATCCCGGGCCGCCAAGGAAGGAAGACGCGGGGCCATCGGTCTTCTTCAGACCCGGGATCCGGACGGCGTAAACGATGGACCCTGAATACTTCCCATCCCGATTCCGGCCCGGCCATTCCAGGACTTCCAGCAGGCCGGCGTTTCTCAGACGTTGGGTGCATCGGGACACCGTCGACAGGCTCAGCCCGGTTTCAGCGCTGATGGTGTCCCGGGACGGGTTGGCCCGTTCACCTTCCCTGTTGGCGTGATTGGCGATCGACAGCAGCACGAATCGGTCATGGGCCGACACCAGGTCGGCCGGAAGACCCAGGACAGCAGTCATGGCCTGGACGCTCATGGCTGAGGATGGTTGGTCCCACCGTCGGCCAGCCAGTCCATGAGGACGGCCCGGTCGACCAGCCATCGGCCCGGTGTCCGGATGGCCGGCAGGATCCCGTCCCGACACCAGCGTCGGACAGTGGCCGGGTGGACG